TTTTGGCTCAATTTAATAATCAATAAATAATAAAATACGATGGCAACTGGTGGAGATATAATCGAAATAACATACAATCACCCAACTATTGGTAGTGGTGTAATTTACCCCAAGGCAGCTGAAGATAATACCTTTGATTTAGGTGGTATTCGCAGTGCCGATGATATGGCAATGGTTGATGGTGGTGGCAATATGATTGACCAAATGAACCGAGGCCGTTGGATGGTTGAGGCATTATGTGTGAATGATATGAATAGCCAAAATGAAGTTGAAAAATGCAACGAAATGGCCGAAAGTGCAGTACTTGCTGATTGGACATTTGCAAGTATAAATGGAACTGTTTATGTTGGAAAAGGCAAGCCAGTTGGTGAGTTGCAAAACAATGTGAACCAGTCAACATTTACTTTAAAAGTAAGTGGTGGTGGTAAGTTAAAAAAGCAATAGTAAGTAAGTAAATCAATTTTATAAACCCAAATAAAATAACCCACAAATGAGTAAAGTTACAGAAGAAATTGCAGAGCAAGATGTGAACAGATGGCTGGACACAAAAAAAATATCTGAAGATAAAAGACAGTCATTAAAAGAGACTATCAAAGATATGATTGGTTATGTCAAAGAAGGAAATTTAATTATTTCTAATGATGGTAAAATCACACAAATTTTAAATTTTGAAATTGGCGAAGAAGAGAAAGTTAGTGAGTTCCAATATCAAAATAGAATAAGTGTTGATGACATACACAAGCGTATGACTGGAAGTCAAATTAAGGCTGGAGATGCTGATGGAAGGATAAGAATTTACGTTTCCGCATTGACAAGAAAACCTTACGCATTAATCGGAAAGTTAGATTCTACTGATTGGAGCGTAGCAAGTACTATTGCAAGTTTTTTCTTTTAAGCGTTGAGTCAATCAACGCAATGATAATTACAGTAATCAGAGAGCATCATTGGTTGCCAACAGAGATAGGAAAATTAAAACTTGATGATGAAGATTACTTAGGTCTTGAATTTTGGTACAACGATGTAATTACAGTAATTAATGAATTAAAACCCAAAAAAAAATAGCCCGATAAAAAGGGCTTTTTTTATATAAAGAAAAAATGAAAGCTTTTACAATACCAACAGTATTTACAGCCATTGATAAATTTAGTGGGCCAGTCACTAAGATGGCTGAGTCAATGGATAAAATGGAGCGTAAGGTTCAGGCTGTGGGTAAAAATGCTGCTGAAATAGCCAAGGGAAGTGCCATAATAGGACTTGCAATTGCAGCTCCATTAGCTGTTGCCGTAAATTCTGCAATAAAATATGAGGAAGAGTTGGCTAATCTACAAGCATTAACTGGTGTTGCTGGTGCTGAATTTGAAAAGTTTAAAGGTAAAATTGAAGAGGTTGCAAATGCATCAGGGAAAGGTTTCACAGAAACTGCTCAAGCTTTCACGGCTATCGCAAATAATCAACCTGAACTTGTAAAAAGTGCTGAGGCATTAGCTGCTGTTACCAAGGCAACTATCACTCTTGCTAAGGCATCTAAGATGGAGTTGCAGCCAGCGGGAGAAGCGTTGACACAAATATTAAATCAGTTTGGATTAAGTGCAGCGGATGCCGATAGAGCAATTAATATTTTAGCAGCTGGGTCAGTTGCTGGTAGTTCTGAAATTATAGATAGTGCTGAGGCTATTCAGAAATTTGGAACAGTAGCTGCAAATGCTGGAGTTAAGTTAGATGAAAGCATTGCAATGATAGAACTTGTTTCTAAATTTGACAAAGGTGCTGAAGCGGGAACTAAATTAAGGAATGTTTTGATTAAAATGGGCAACATAAAAGTGTTGTCTAAAGATGCCCAAAAAGATATAGCAAAAGCTGGGATAAATATGGATATTGTCAGTGATGCGACATTACCATTAGGCCAAAGATTAAAAGAAGTATCAAAAATATTAAGCGTACAATCAGGAGTCACTCACCTTTTTGAGGCTGAAAATCAAGCTTTGGCAACTGGTTTACTTTCTAATGTTGATTCATTTGGAGAATATTTAAGCAAGGTAAATACTGCGGGAGCTGCAAATGAAATGGCTGCCACAGCTACAAATACTTTGGCAAATAGAATGGAAATATTACAAGCAAAAACTGATAATATTTCAATAGCATTAGGAGAGGCATTGATGCCAATGCTCACAAAATTAGCAGATAAAATAATTCCTATTCTTACTGGATTTACAGATTGGGCCAAAAGAAATAAGGGTTTGCTTGGGACAATAATAAAAGTGGCAGCAGCAATAGCAATATTGTCATTTGCCATTAGCGCATTTAGCACGATAGTTGTGTTGGTAACAAAAGGCATTGTGGCTTATAATTTTACGTTAGGATTATTGACCGCTGCAAACATTTTATCAAGTGAAGCAATTTGGACAAATACTGTTGCTATGAATGGATTTGTATTTGGATTAAAAGCCGCAAAAGTAGTGATGAATCCGTATGTACTTGCATTAACAGCTATAGCTGGATTAACATTAGGGGTATATTATGCTACTAGAAAAACAAGTGCTGCTCAGAAAGCAGCATCTGCGATACAAAGCAGAGCATTAGAAAACACTATTGACCAAAGAATTGAGGTATCATTATTATTTCAGGCATTAAGAAAGGCAACAGTTGGAAGTCAAGAATTTACAGATATTTTATCAAAAATAGAAACATTGCAGCCAAACATTGTAAAGCAATATAATTTGCAAGCTGGAGCTTTAGATATGATATCCAAGGCAGAGCAGAATTTGACCAGCAATATTATGAAAAGAGCAGAGGCTGAGGCAAAAGCAGAGTTGATAAAGGAAAAAATGAGAGAATTTATGACTAATGCAATTGATGGGCCATCATTTATGGAGAATTTGATGGGACTTATTGGCAAAAGTGGTAGTGCTAATATGCTATTTAGCGCAAGACAAGCGGGTATCAAAAAGGAAATAAACGCTTTGCAAGATTATAATTCACCAGTGGCTAATCCACAGAAAGCACAGCAAGATTCATTGGCACATACAATTCAAACAAATAATGCAGCGGTGGATATTAATATTAAAGACCCAAATAATAGAACAACAGCTACAACATATGCTCCATTTGTTAAGGTGAAAACAACCTCAACAATGGGTGCGCAAAAATAATAGATATGCCAAATACAATAGCACAAATATATGCACAAGTAAAAGCCGATTTGGAGTCCCAAATGCAATCTCAAATACCATTGATTGGAAAATCAATGTTGAGAGTTTATGCATTAGTTCAGGCATCAAAAATATGGCTTATTTATTTGGCAATTGAACTAGTCCAAAAAAATATTTTTGTTGATACGGCAGACCCTGAATCAATGGGTGGAACGCTGCAAAGATTTGGGCGTGTAAAATTAAATCGTGAACCATTTCAAGCAACTGCTGGTCAATATGAAGTTGCAGTAACTGGAACTATAGGAGGTGTAATTCCAGCTAGTCAAACATTTAAATCTAATGATGATAGTAATTCTCCAAATTATTTATTCATATTAGATAATGCATATACATTAGTGGCAACTACTGATACAATAACATTGCGTGCATTGACTGCGGGTTTAGATGCGAAACTTGTTGTGGGTGACAAGTTAACATCTACCGCACCAATGGCGCAAGTAGACTCATTAGTAACAGTCACAAATGAAACCATTGAACCAAGAGCAGCCGAAGATTTAGAAGACTATAGAAATGCAACTATATTAGCATTTCAATTAGAGCCACAAGGTGGTGCTGGTGGTGATTATACTATTTGGGCGGCAGATGCACAAGGAGTCAAGAGCATTTATCCGTATGCAAAGACTGGTGTTTTTGGAGAAATTGATTTATATGTTGAAGCTACTATTGCTGATAGCATAGATGGAAATGGAACTCCTAGCGCACAACTATTATTGGATGTTGAGGAGGTAATAGAAAGAGACCCTGATACAACAAAGCCATTGAACGAAAGAGGGCGCAGACCTATATCAGCTTGGCAAATAAATTACTTGCCAATTATAGCTCAATCAATTGAAATTAATATTACTGGATACGTTGGTTTGACTGCCGCAAAACAAACATTAATTGAAAATGGAATAACAGATGCACTTGCTGCAATTAGACCATTTGTTGCAAGTAGAGATGTATTAGCAAATCAAAATGATTTTATAGATATTAATAAATTAATTTTTATAATTCAATCAAGTGTTCCTCAATCAGTATTTACCAGCGTTGATATGGAAATAGATGGCACACCATTAATTACTTATACATTCTTAGGTGGTAATATTCCTTACTTACTTCAGGTAAACTATTTATAGATGAGTTTAATTGTAGATAAATTAATCAAATTAACAAAGCAACTTTATCCCAAGGGCCGTGCTTTTAAAATACCTGAAAATGGATGGTATTATAGATTACATAAAGGTTTGGCGCAATCAGAAGCTAGAGCTTTTTCTGATGGATTAGGAGTGCTTGATTCTATACTGCCTGATAATGATAATTTTACAGCTCAAAATGCAACAGATTGGGAAAGAAGACTGGGATTAATTGATGGAACTGGTGTACCATTGGCTGATAGAAAAGCAGCCATCAGGAGGAAAATGAATCATCCAAGCAATATTAAACCAAGAGAAAATTGGATGTTTTTGGAGTCTCAATTGCAATTGGCTGGATTTAGAGTTTGGGTACACGAAAACAGATTTAGTGATGGAGCTGGAGGTTATGTAGCAATAGACCCAGCACTTGCATTGCCAGCGGTTAATTATGGTGAATATGGACAATATCAATATGGTCAATTTGAATATGGTGATGTGTTTAGTTATTACAATAATTTATTTACATTTGCAGAGTACGGAGAAATGGAATATGGAGAGATGGAATATGGAGGGTGGAATTATAACAATGTTGTTGCTAATTATATTCCTGAAAGTTTAGATGCAAATTTTAATGTTGGAGGTAGCAATAGAGCAACTTTCTTTATTTGCCAACAAAATTTTGGCACAATAGCAAATGTTGATTTAAATAGAAAAAATGAGTTTAGACAATTAATTTTAAAATTAAAAGAAGTAAACACTGTAGCTTATTTATTAGTCAATTACGTTTAAAAAAAGTATTAACAATTTATATTTAAAACAATGGCATACGCAATTACCGACAAACAAAACATTGATGCACCAAGTGCTGACTATCCATTTGGAAGACCGAGAGATAAAACCATAAGTGTTGCTGGCACTCCATCTAATTTAAGAACTAATGGAGATTGGCATCAATTTTTTGCCAAATTAATGGATTACGCTGGAGTTACACCTAACGGACTTCCTGATAATGAGTATTCAGGTTTTCAGCTAATGGAAGCTTTGTTAAAAGGAGCAAGGCCATATAAATCAGCTGTTGGTTATTTGACTCAAGCTGGTACAGCTGCTCCAGTATTAACTATAGTAGGAGAAAACAATATAGGAGCTTTTACAACTTCATATAGTTCTTCAGGAGTTTACGCAATTTTAAGAACTGGAGCTTTTACTGCTGGAAAAACTTGGGTAATGTTAGGGCAATCTGACCCAACTGGTGTACAAAGAGCAGCTCCAATAAGCGTTGATGGCATTTTTATTTATGCATCAGGTGGCAATGGCACACTTAATCTTGCGCCAATAGAAATAAGAGTTTACGAAGATTTATAAATAATTGATAAAGTGAAATCAATACTATTTTTTTTATTATTTATTTCGCTAAATATTAGCGCACAAGTTTATCATATTACTAATTCATCATTTGAAATTAATCAACCTATTGAAAGAGGTTCTCTTCAGTATGTTGACATAGGGAATGTAAGTAATGTGACATTGCAGTCAAGATTTGTATTGACTATTTTTCATTTGCATCTATCACCAATTAGTTTAGTTTGTATTGACACATTAATAAATGAAAATTTCAAAGATTATACTTC